CCGCTAGGGACAATGATTATCTATTAACGCTATCTGTTTGGAGGGCACTCGAAATAGAGCCGTTAACTGAAACTGGATTTACAACTTTACATGGTATGATTACTGGCAGGATTCCTGCACTCGAAACAATTAGCAGATGGAGGCGAAGATTACAACAAATGAATCCAGACCTAAGAGGTGTACAATACGAAAAGCGACACGCACATATTAAAAATCGATTAGATGAGTTAGGATATAATATCTCAAATTATGTATCATAGTGCCATTAAAAAATTCAAAGAGTATACTGAAACTCAGTCATCATATTTTGAGCAGGATGGTTTTTACGGAATGGTATACGATCTGGAGGAACAAAATCCACCAGCGATTGTAAACAAAGCGGATTTTATTTACTGCGAATTGCCATGGTTAAAAGGCTACTCAATTTTCAATCAACGAGCGAAATCAGAATCAGTAAATGACTGGAAATATTTGTTACTCTCGGCAAGGAAACTGGCAATCGATTTAGGGGTACCATATTATTTCGCAGGTAACAAGCAATTTTCAAAGGTGTTTACTACCGAATATCAAGTACCGATGAAATGGCACATACATAATTGCGATGTTATCATTTACACGAATGACCCGATTTATGTCAATGACTCCAACGATTTAATCGATGCCTTGTATACAAGATATAACAAGGGAATGGATATGGCATGTGGATATGGGTACTTGGGGAAAAAGGCATTAGAGTATAATAAAACGGCAATACTAATGGATATTAATCCTTATTGCATTGGCTACATCAAAGACGTATTACTTAAGCAACAATCATGACAACCGTACAATTTTTATTACATTGGATTAAGGAAAACCATCCAGAGATCGTTATAGGTCCAGAGCAGGAAAACCATTTTTTAATGTTAGAAAAAATCAATTTTCAGAACCAATACAATCTTGGGTTTGCGAAGGCGAAGGACATTTATCTGGATGGAGAATGACAAAAAAGAAACTACATAAAGACCTATTGTTTGGGGAACTCTATTGTAACTGCGAATCAGTTGCGACAAAATTTTATGGAGTAGCCATTAAAAAATTGGACTGGGAAGATGAATACGAATTTTTGACACATGACGGAGTTAAAATTGGCAAATCAAAATACTGCACAAAGGTTTTTGAGAAACACACTTTAGTAGAACACAAAGCCCTAATCAATGAAGCACGAGGAAAGTAATTTACAGATATCTTGCGTACGATGGTTTAGGTTACAATATCCAGAACTACGCTTAAACCTATTCTCCGTACCTAATGGAGGTCATCGCAGAATTGAAACGGCAATCTGGATGCAAAAGGAGGGTGCAGTTTCTGGCGTATCGGATTTAATTTTTGCGTTTCCAAGTGGACAATATTCGGCTTTATTTATCGAGATGAAAATTTACCCGAATAAGCAGAGCAAAGCACAAAAAGAGTTCCAGAAAGCAATCGAAATCTTCCCACAATATAAATACATTTTATGTTACACCTTAGAACAATTTATACATGAAATCAACAACTACCTTACAAGTTAATGTACCAATTACTTTTATCGACCATTGCAATGTTAATGGAATTGATTTAAAAGCGTGGTACAAATGGAGGCTACACATAGCCAAAGAATCCAAAAAACTCTACCGAAAAAGGAATGAAATGGACAAATGACCTTAACTCTGTTGGATATAGGAAAACGCCACAAGGAGTGGGTACGCATAGCAGTTTATGTTGGCTCACCTATATCCATCGCAGAGGACATGGTTCAAAATATGTATCTTAAGTTAGCAGAGATGGAGATACGAGAGGGTACATTGAATCGCATCCAAAACAATAACGGCTCAGTAAACACCGTATATGTTTTCAAGATACTGAGCAACCTAGTAGTCGATGAAGTACGCAGAGGCTCTAAGGAGACAAGGTTAGACGATTCGATAGATATCCCTATCAATGACGAGATAGTTGACGACAAGGCTTACAATGAACTAATAGAGGGCATAAAGATAGTAATTGATGACATGCACCAATATGACAAGATGCTTTTAGAGTTACATTTTGTATATGACATGAGCATGAGGGCTATTCAACGCAAAACAGATATACCAACACATTCAATATTTAACACACTAAAAAATGCAAAACAAAAAATCAAGCAGGAAACAAGTCAGAGATATCGTAAATATGTCGACGACCGAAACGACAGAGAAACCAGTGATAGGATTGGGCGACATAATCCAGAAAGTAACGAAGGCGACTGGCATTGAAAAAGCAGTTAAATTCATTGCAGGAGAAGATTGTGGATGCGATGCCAGACGAGAGAAACTCAATAAGTTGTTCCCGATTAAAAAACCATTATGTCTAACAGAGGACGAGTATAATTGGCTAACAACATTTCGTGAGGGAAAAACAGATACTTTGAGTAACGAGGAAAGCCGAACGCTAAGTGCCATTTACACAAGAATATTCCAGATAAGGAAAACATATAGCCCTTGCAAATGTGACCCAATGGCTTGGAATGATTTAATAGGAAACTTAAATGCTGTATACGACACCTATAAAAACTGAGCCAGAATACCGAGGCGTATTGGCGATCCGTTTCCATGACCAGATATTCAGAATTTACAGAAACCAAAGAGTATTTGCGGAGTTCTACGATATCGAGGCTGGTAGAGAATACCTTAACAAAATAACTAATGGCAAAAGCGATAGTAATACCAGCACAGATTGAAGGGATAAGCACTCGAGCAGATAGGACTTTAAAGATTACCATATCCACTCAAGAGATGCCACCGAGTGAAGCAGGGCGTTTATTTGCATTAAACCAGAAAATGTCTTACATCGCAATCAAGGAGGAATCGTTCCAACAATCAGAAGTTGACATGGTAGAAGGGCTGGCAGTTAACCCAGACGATACAAAGCAAAGAACGCCAAGCCAGAGGCTAAGGGCGATACTCTATGTAAGTTGGAAAGAGAGTGACGAAGGGCATCCATCGTTTGACTCGTTCTATGCTCAAAAGATTGAACGCATTATTACTCATTACAAAGACAAGTTAGATGCGTTGAAATTAGATTAGGAAACCTCAACAATTATTTGTATATTTGGAAAATGGAAATCAGCGTAGAGCAACAACAAGACGAAGATAGAGCGAGGAAATTTATACAAAAACACTCGTGGAAATTCGCTAAAACAATGCCATGGGTACCTCATTTTTATGTTGTAAAATCGCTCATGAATACAGAGGATAAACTAGAGTTTGATTGGTTTGTAACTGCATCTAGGAAATATGGCAAACTATTGAAATGGGGTAAAAAAGAGCCTAAGCCATATTGGTTTATCGATAACTATAAATATTGGACTATGATGGCACCAGTAGAGGAAACAATCATTATCAATAGAGCGGAACACCATGTATAATAAAATCCCGATAGCCATCCAATGCGTTCCAAGACGCAAAGAACATGTAGATAAAATGATGGCAGAACTCAAGCGAATGGGTTTTATCAATGTAATTCCTTTCTACGATCATGAATATAAAGGTACTCTACATAATTTCAAACGCATCATGAGTGAAGATTATGGGTTGGCTACTCATTTATTAGTGCTACAAGACGATGTTATTTTTGCAGAGAATTTTGCAGAGCATCTAACAGAACTAGTTAAATTAAATCACCATTGCATCAGTTTATTTGCACCCCCTAGAAAGGTTTACAAAGAGCAACTTGAACTAGGAACTAGGTTATACATCGAGAAGAATTTTTTATGGTGCCAAGCGGTTTTATATCGTACTGATTTTCGTCTGGGATTGATAGCCCACAAATACACAGAAGCACAATTAAAGGAGATACGAGGCAAACACGATGATGTTATGGTTGGGCAATATGCAAAGGACACCAAGCAACATGTATTAATTACTATCCCTAGCATAGTCCAGCACGATATAGCCATACCAAGCACTCTAGGAACTGCATCTAAAATCGGAAGCATAACAAGAGAATCGTCATTATTTTATACCATCCCACCAGATTACTTTAAACAATCATGAATAAAGCAGAGTGCAAATCCATCCTCGACTATAAGCAGTTCCCAACTTATGATATCCTTTGGTGCGACCCACCATGGGAAGAACGCATGACGAAATGGTTTAGGACTAAATTAACAAAGGATGCAGGGATTAAAACCGATTTTACCTTTGAGCAGATAATCGATAAACTTGGGGAGTTAGCGAATCCATCAAAGCCACTATACATAGAGTACGATATAAAGCACTACATAAATGTCATAGCCAGAATAGTCCAGCATGGGCATAACTTCGTTAATGTATCAGAGCATCCGCTATACGATAAAAGCCGATTCGTTATCCTTGCTTTTAATACGAACAAATTTCCAACTGCAGAAACCAATGGAGTAACTGCCATAAAGGAAACGCTTAACCAATATCCAACTAAGCAGATAGTATTTGACCCGTTTGCAGGAATAGGGATTACGGCAAAGGCAGTAATTACGGCAGGTCACTATTATCATGGCTCGGAAATTAACCCATCCAGATTCCAGAAACTGAAAGCAGTCACCGAACAAAACGGACACAATAAAAAACAATGAGCAACAATAAACAAAGTAGCCCATGAAAAAACACACGCAGATTTACCTTAATCATTTTGGCTACGATACCAGCGATTTCATTCCTTGTGAATGTTGCGGAACAAAGGCAGTAGATATCCATCATATTGAATCTCGTGGAATGGGTGGAACTAAACAAGCCGATATCATTGATAATCTACAAGCGTTATGCAGGGGATGTCACATAAAATTCGGTGATAAAAAGCAATACAAGAACTGGCTTAAATCCATTCACGAACAAAGATTGAGTAACACAAAAAAATCATGAAGGTATACAAAAAAGAAAATGTCCTAGAGGCAGGGCTTGAACGGATGCGTTACCTATTCGATGAGTTTGAACATATTTATGTCAACATAAGCGGAGGCAAGGATTCAACTATCGTTTATAACCTAGCGATGCAGGTAGCCAAAGAAAAGGATCGTTTACCGCTGAATGTCTTGTTTCTAGACCAAGAAGCCGAGTGGGATGCCACGATAAATTATGTCAAGGAGATTATGTACTCGCCTAATGTTAAACCCTTTTGGTTTCAAATCCCTTTCCGTATGACCAATAGCACTAGTCAATTTGATGCCTTTGTAAACACATGGGGTGAATCGGAGGAGTGGCTGAGGGATAAGGACCCCATCGCCATCCATCAAGCAGGATGGAAAACAGATAGGTTTCATCCATTCTTTGAGGAGTTTATGGCGTACTATCACCCTAATGAAAAAGCGATTCACATCGCAGGAGTACGAGGCGAGGAAAGTCCTAGTCGATTGTTGGGTTTAACCAATGCCTCAACATACAAATGGATTACATGGGGGAAAACCTTAAACGCATCTAAAGGGCACTATAATTTTTATCCCATCTACGATTGGAGTTACAAGGATGTCTGGAAATACATTCTCGATAATAAGTTGGCTTACAACCTAGTTTACGATTATCAATATCAACATGGGATTCCAGTCAACAAGATGCGTATCTCAAACCTCCATCATGAAACGGCAATCCATCAGTTGTTCTACATGGCTGAGGTCGAGCCAGAGAATTACAATAAATTATGTGCTAGAATACATGGCATTGATTCAGCCGTTAAAAGCAATAGCGGTGGATTCTTTGTTTACGAGTTGCCCTTCATGTTTTCGGACTGGAAAGAGTATCGAGATTTTCTATTAGAGAACCTAATACAAGACGAAGCAGAGCGGATTAAATTCCGTAAGGCGTTCGCTCAACAAGAGGCAATTTATGAGCCTTATTTGGCAACTAAAATGTTCAAGGTACATGTCCAAACAATCGTGGCAAATGATATCAGCCATACTAAATTATCCAACTTTGACCGCTCAAGGGAATGTTACGAAGTACGCAAAAGATTAAAACTAGAAAATGAAAACGATACACGAGTTGATTAAAGCCGAGTACGAAAAATCCTGCTATAAGGAATCATTCGTCTACGAACTAAGGGAGTGGATTCACAAAGAACTCAGCCCATTAAAAGGACAACCGATTGACTTTGTTCGATGGGTGCCGATTGGCGAAGTACAAGCCAATGACTACAACCCTAATAGCGTAGCCAAAAATGAGATGCGGTTACTCTACACATCCATCCTGCATGATGGCTATACGCAACCAGTCGTTACCATTTGGGATGAAGCGATTGGCAAATATGTCATCGTAGATGGTTTCCACAGATACTTTACCTGCAAAACGAATAAGGATATTTTGGAACGCAACAATGGGATGTTACCAATCGTTGTAATCAATAAGGATATCAATGATCGTATGGCATCCACAGTCCGCCACAATAGAGCCAGAGGGAAACACTCGGTCAATGGCATGAGTAACATGGTATTCCAGATGCTCGATAACGGATGGTTAGACGAGGATATCTGCAATGAGTTAGGCATGGAACCCGATGAACTATTGCGTTTAAAACATATTACTGGATTCTCGAAACTCTTTATGAATGTCGAGTATCAGAAGGCGTGGGAAACACATAAACAAATCAAGATAAGACAAGATTATGAAAAACAAAAAAAATAAGGTAGAGGAAGTATCCCTTGCCAGAATCAAACCCTACTGGAGAAACCCTCGTAATAACTCTAAATCGATTGAGGTAGTACGCCAGAGCATCGAAAAATACGGCTTTAATGTTCCATTGGTAGTCGATAAGAACTTTGTCATCATTACTGGTCACTCCAGATATAAAGCCTTGATTCAACTTAAATACGAATCAGCCCTTTGTATCATTAGTGACATGGACGAGCAAATGGCTAAGGAGTACCGAATAGCAGATAACAAGACCTCTGAGTTTGCTACATGGGAAATGGATATGCTAGAACAAGAGTTGCGTGAAATCAAGGAGCGTGAGAATCTACAAGCCTTTTTCCCAGAGATTGACCTTGAGTCGTTTTTGGAGAATAGCGTAGGACAGAACATAGTACCTATTGATTCAGTACAAATCCATAAAAAAGACGAGGCTTTGTCTAAGCAATTCGATGACGATGGTCAAGATAAGATAGTCGAGATTCCATGCCCTCATTGTGGCGAACCTATTTTTCTGGATAAGTACGAATTAAAGGATAAACTCTTGTAAGATGGAAAGGGACACAACTAAGAAAAAAAAGGAGATGATGTTAACCGCCCTAGAGCAGGGTATGGGCATCGTCTCTAGTGCCTCAAAGAAAGCCAATGTTAGCCGTACGCAACATTATGTCTGGATGCAGGAAGATGCCGTTTACAAAAAGGCAGTCGAGGACATAACAGAAATGAGCATTGACTTAGCGGAGGCGAGTTTACTTAGCCAAATCCAGAACAAGAATACAAGTGCTACAATTTTCTATCTGAAAACCAAAGGCAAAAATCGAGGCTATGTCGAGCGGACTGAAATCATGGCAACTGGCATCGAACCGATTCGTATCGAGATAATCGAGAATGGAAGTAAAAACTAATGTCGTATTTAAGCACCTTGAGAACTCCTCTAAGCGAATAATAGTAGAGCAGGGAGGGACACGCTCGGGCAAGACCTATAATATCCTTATATGGCTTTTGTTTGGATATATCGGACAGAATACTGGTAAGACGATTACCATCTGCCGTAAGACATATCCTGCGTTACGAGCGAGTGCGATGAGGGATTTTATTAACATAGCCACCGAGTTTGGCATGTACGATGAGCATAGCCACAACAAAACGAATGCGGAGTTAATGATTCATGGCAACCTTATCGAGTTTATCGGCATGGACCAGCCACAAAAGATAAGGGGGCGTAAACGAGATTTACTCTATTGTAACGAGGCAAATGAGTTAAATTTGGAGGATTGGAGGCAACTTATCCTGCGTACTACTGATAGGATTATTGTCGATTACAATCCATCAGATGAGTTCCATTGGCTTTACGAGAATGTTCTACCTAGAAGCGACTGCGATTTCTTCGTGACTACCTACAAGGACAATCCCTTTTTGGAACAATCTGTTGTTGACGAGATAGAACGGCTAAAGGATATTGACGAGAATTATTGGAGAGTATACGGATTAGGAGAACGAGGTCAAAGCAAGTCCTTGATATTTAGCCACGATCAAATTAACGAACTACCAGCAGAAGCGAGATTAAAAGCGTATGGGTTAGATTTTGGTTATTCCAATGACCCAACAGCATTAGTGGGAATTTACGAGCATCAAGGTCGACTGATATTAGATGAGTTGCTTTACAAAACTGGAATGACCAATAGCGACATCGCTAATTACATCGCATCGTTAGGGTTAGACCGCAGGGATATTATTTGGGCAGATAGCGGTGAGCCTAAGAGTATCGAGGAGATACATCGTATGGGTTGGAACATAAGACCAGCGACAAAGGGCAAGGACTCAATCGATGTCGGCATTGATATCATGAGGCGTTTCAAATTACAGATAACGAGCCGTAGCATAAATCTGATTAAGGAGTTCCGTAACTATAAATATATCGAGGACAAAAATGGCAAGGTAACCAATAAACCAATCGATGCGTTTAACCATGGAATCGATGCAGTACGCTATGCTTGTTTCATGAGTTTCTCCAAGCCGAATGTCGGCAAGTATTCCATCCGTTAAAATATTATTTATTTATTTTGCAAATATGAAAAATATAGTTATCTTTGCTATACTATAAAAAATCAGAACATGGAAGATTACACCACTTATTCACGCACATGGCTAGATAGCAAACAAAATGCTTATCGCCTATCGACTGATGGCATCCAATTGTCAATCCAACAATGCGATTACAAACTGAGCAGAAAAAAAATCATCTCTACGGATTGGATGGAAGCCACTAACACCTATTGCATCTGGAATGTTATCGGAGTTCTAAAATTGGAACATATTGAAATTCCACGAAGCAGATGGGCTGACATTTCAAAGCAACTATCATCTGGAGAAAATTGGTTACTAGAGGGCAAAATCTAGACCTAAAAAAATTTAAAAATAAATTTGCATTTTTGGAAAATATAAAATATCTTTGATAAACAATTTAGAACTAGCAAAATGGAAAACTTAACACCAGACCAAATCGAGGACCGCATCGAGATGCTTGAACAAGCCGACTACAACTTACGCAGGGCTATTGCACAAATCTCTGATGCTTTACAAGGCACAGAGCATTACAACCACGCCAATGCATACATCATCCCACATTTAACCACATGGCTTGATGGCGGACGATTTGACATGGGAATCGCTCAATACCAAGAGGCTTTACAAAACACCAATAACGAAGATTAACATGGACTTTGAATCACTTAACAAAATGTGTGGCTGGGAAAGACAAAAAGCACTTTACCTAGTACAAATCGCTGAATCGCTTGGAATGGACATTGATGGCTACGGGCAATTAGGAGTTAACAATAACTCTGGCTATACCTACCTTTGGCTGGAGGATTACCAATTTACTCTCTACATGCCGATTCATTGCGACCTCAAAAAGACCGATGTCTCGGCTATCTGGACTAATTCGGAGGATGGAACGGAGGAGGAGTTTGATTTAAAAACAGATACGGATTTGGACGATCTCGAAAAATGGGCTAACGATTTATACAATCAAAGCGAGGATTAACTCAAACAAACAACTACTGCATTGGCTGGGAAACCAGCCTTTGTAATTCAAACATATTAGGTAAACATCGTTATATTAGAGAATGAAACAAATTCAAAAACTGGAAGATATTGGTTTACATCAATGGCTAGAACTCATGGATTTTATTGATACAAATCCTAGTACAGAAGCATTGGCTATTCAGACCATTTCCATCATGTGCGAAATAAGTACAGAGAAAGCACGCAGATTAACGCTAGAGCAGATGGAGGATATCACCTCCAAGATAAACGAGATATTGTCACAGAAGCCAAAATATGAGCCTCGTTTTACATATCTCGGAGTTAAATATGGGTTTATTCCTAACCTTGACAAAATTACGGCTGGAGAATTTGTCGATTTAGAGACATTCCAAACGAGCAGGAAAAATCTGTGGAAGGTCATGAGCGTACTATATAGACCAATTATCGAGGAACATCCGTATGACCATTATCAAATAGAGCCATACAAAGGCTCGTTAAATGAAGCCTTTAAGGAGATGCCAGTTACTATTGCGTTAGGTGCACATCTTTTTTTTTGCGATATCGGGACAGAATTATTGAGTTATATCCAGAAATTTTTGGAACCAAAGAAGAACGAGAAAGCACCGAAAAAACGGAGGGATGGGGGTTTGAAACAAGCCTTCAGTCATTTAATAACAAATGGGGCTGGTCTGGATGGCTTATCGGTTTATGTAATGGAGACCCTCTCAAACTTGAGCCTATATCGGAACTTACTTTACATCAAGCCCTTATCTTTACAAGTTATAAAATTGACTGGCAAAAAGTCCAAGAGAAAGCAATCAAACGAAAATGAACATAACTAAAAATCACATAGGAACTGGTAATTACTATTGGAAACAAGTGGCATCTAGGATGGATGCACAATATTCACATGGTGGCATGACCGAATACGATTTTAAAGCGATTACGGTTTTCCCTTTATTGCATATCACATTAACCAGAATCGATGTAGATACTAGTACGGCAAGGCTTACTTATTCAATTATGGTAGCCGACCAGAATATCCATTACTCAAACGATTTTCAAGGAATGACGAATGCAGAATTATTCGAGGAGTACGGCTATACCGAAAATGCGAACTACGCCTTTGTGTTGCAGGAAATCTATATCCGTCTAGTAAAACAAATGGAGTACATGGAACAAGCATTGTACAACACTTTGCAGATTGAAAAGCCGTACACACTAAGTCCTTTTGCGGAGGATTTGGATGCGGTTCTTACTGGGTATACTGGGGAAATTACATTGATAATCCTTAACCCAATCGTAACTGATGGCTGGTGTTAATCTACCCAAGACAGATGCTCAACTAGAGCGTATGGCAATCGCTTTTAAGGAAGCGTTGCAGAGTGCAATGAGGCGAAAGCGGAAGCGCACATCGTTGCGTGTTAAATGGGCTAAAACTCAGACGGGATGGAAACCTAAGAAAGTTACAAAAGGATCGTACACCAGCAACATGGTTGCATCTGGATATCTATTGAACAATACAAAAGTTGTTTCAAAAGGTCCATTGGATTACTCGGTTTCAATGCCATCATACGCAAAGTTCCTAATCGAAGGGCGTAAAAAGGGGAAAGGGATTCCAGTACGAAACATGGATAGTTGGATTAAGCAAAAACGGATTAAGCCAAAAAATGAAAAAGGACAATTTAAAAAAATGGACAAGCGTACTTTGGGGTTTTTGATGAATAGGAAAATCAAGTATTTTGGCATCGAGGGTTACGATTTTGTAGCACCAGAACGCAAGGACATTTTACGCAGATACAATAGTGCTTTAAGCAAGGCAATGAATCAAGATTTACAGAACATAATTACTAAGGGATTACGATAATGGCAATAACATATACTCAGCAACCGAGTGGGAAACTAGGGGCAAATAGCCCTTTGATTTATCAAGTTAACGATGCCTCGCAAAAAGCAACGGCAGGATTTTACTATAAATTTGAGGTGTTTATATGGACCGGTTCTACAACGATTCCAGTTACTCCAATCGCAACGCTAACTAAGTTACCAGATGCCTATGCAGACGGAAGGGCGTATATGGATATCAGCCGATTAGTTACGCAATATGTCAAAACGAATTATTTAGTATTTGGGGCGTTAACTCCTTTGATTGATTTAGGGGCGTATTGGGTACAAATAAAAGTATCTGGATTCAATACGGCTGGAGGCACTACTCCAGTAAGCGTAGCAGTAAGTAGCAATCGCATCCTCGCCACAAGGGGATATTCTTTTACTAAGAATGGAATCAATAGTGCCTTTGCACAGAATGTCTATACAGATAGAACCCAGATTTTGCTTACCCCAGAGACGACAATCGATTACCTATGGTACAATCAGAGCGGAGTTTCTAGCGTAACTATTGGGGCTACGACAATTACTCCAACGGCTGGAACGCTAAGCACTCAGCAAATTCAAGGATTTGAAATCAAAACTGCATTGACAACGGCAGGGTTATGGGGTACAAATTGCAACATTGTTTTCAATCTATCTGGAGGCGGAACTCAAACCATACCAGTCATATTCGATTGTGCTACTCGATACGGAGCGTATTCGGTTTTATTCCTTAATAGATTTGGAGTTTATGAAGGCATGACATTCAACGGAGTTTATCAGCCATCGTGGGCAGTCAATAGGGAGGACTATCAAACCGCCTTGTTTACCAATTCAGATTTGACATCGGCATGGGCAGTCGGCATGAGGCAAACCAGACAATTCAATATCCAGAGCAAAGAGAACATGGTCATCAGCACCAACTGGATTCCAGAAAGTTATGTAACTTATATGGGGCAACTTATGATGAGTGAGGCGATAACTTTTGCTTATGATGGAATCTATTACGGAGTAAATTGCACCGACATGAATATGGAGCGTAAGCGAGTAACCAATGCGAAACTGATTCAGTATACCTTAAATCTCGAATATTCTCAGCCCTATATTAACAAGATTGTACGATGAGATTTGCCCTATTAATCAGCAATAGTACAACCGATACTATTACTCCTATCATGACATCCTATGTTGCTAGGACTAACAATGGATTCATTGAAGCACAAGAATGTGTTACGGCAAAATTACAAGCATTGGGTGGCACATTCAATGAGATGGTACCAGCCGATTTATTCCAAGACGAGAGCATAAACCTAACTAGACAAGTAAAGGATTTTTCTCGTATTGAAACCATATTTACTGATTACACGCAATCGTTTCAGATACCAGCAACAGATATCAATAATGGCATTTTTGCCAATTACTTTTCCGAGAATATAGAGTTCCCAACATGGAACCCAAATTTGCGGTTACCAGCATCGATTGAAATTTATGGGATGCCAGTTTTTTATGGTAGCCTTGAAATGCTTAGCGTAGATTTTAGTAATGGTTTACCGCAATCATATTCCGTTGTTTTCTATGGTCAAGTAAAAAACCTAACATCGACATGGGGCGAAAAAACCTTAGATGAAATCGATTGGAGTGCCTATGACCATACGATTGACAATGCAACTGCGGAGGCATCATGGACTGGTGGATTGTTTGCAGGAAAAGTAATATGGGATATTAAGGATTACAATCAAGGCTGGGTGTATAGTAAATACGCCATCAATAACAATATTTATTTTGGTGATGGTATTACATATTTGGATTTGCGACCTAGTATTCGATTGAAAAACATGGTTGAACATGTGTTTAATCAAGTGGGGTATAGCATGAGTGGAACTCTATTTAGTAGAGGGGAATTTACAAATCTCTATGTAACTCCAATGGGAAACGCTGGTCCTTTGCTGGATTACACCGCATTACAATATGGATTATTTGATGCTGAGAATATAACTCCAGTTACTATCAATCCTTATACAACTACAAAATCTACATGGTCAACATTGCCATTGGGTGTTAATGTTATCAGTAACCCATCTGGATCGTGGAACGCAGGAACATTCGAGTATACGATGCCTATCAATGGTGACTATGCTTTTCAAATTGACATAACTCAAACATCGGCTCTACCATTAGTTGTAAATCAATACAATGCGTTGCTGAATGGGATATTTTTAGATTCACTAAGTGGCAATGATGCTGGATTAAATGTGTGGACTATCTATGTTCGCAAAGCCACGAAGGGAGATAAATTTAAAATCGTATACAATGCCTTTAAAACATCACAGATATCTGGAGAGATAAGGTGTACATATAGCCCATACAATGTTAAACCAGCAGTAGTTATGGCTGAGGCGATGCCTAAGATTAAGGTAACTGATTTTATTAATTCAGTACTGCAAACATTCAATGCGGTTATCCTACCAAATGGGCAAAATGGATTTGCAATTCATAACATCGAGGATTGGTATAACGCAGGTGCCAATAAGGACTATACAACTTATATTGATTTTACCAAAATGACACATAAGAAAATGGATATCCCTAGTTCCATTTCCATGAAACATAAAAGTGGGGAATCTCAAAGCGATCTGTTCTTTAAAAATACTTATAGTAGGGAATATGGGTCAATAACCTTTAGACCAGATGTTGACTTTGCATCGGCTGAAATGAAAATAGAAACTCTATTTAATGTATTCCCGCCTCAACGGATGAACATGGTAAATCAAATTGGTATTAAAATGAGCGAAACTGATATCGATATGCCAGTCATCCTTAATAATGACGGGAAAGGAGTGCAACAAGATTTATTGTTATTCTATTTTCAAGATTACAAGGTCGTTACTCATCCTTATCGATGGGCTGGAACTACTAAAACCTATCAGCCAGTTAGTATGCCATATACAAATACGCCTACAACTGGTGCTAGTTCGGTTACTTGCTCATTTGGATTAGAGGCTAGTGCCGTTGGGGATATGCCAACGCAAACTATCTACATGAATTTTTGGAACGAATTTGTATCTAGGCTTTATTCTACTCGAAGCCGAGTGGTTATTTGTTCGGGATATGTACCAGTTGGCGAATGGATTAATATGTCATTGAATGACAGCATAGTTATCTCTGGAAACTATTACAAAATACAGAAAATCGACTACGATATTTTAACTGAGGAAGCCAAACTGGAATTGATTACTTATCCCAAAGTCAATAAGATAGCGGTTACTGGAGTTACTGGCAGGAGACCAACAATCGGATATCCAGTTTTAAATGCTGAGGGTAAAACATATATCGATGGAATACCATTGTCGCTAGGGATTACCAATGCACAGATATTTGGAGGCGTGTTAGTTACTGATGCTCAACCGATGCAGGAATACAATTACTCCATGAATCAAATGTTGGATGCCATGATGGGTAATTACCTCCGTCAAGTAACTATCAGCAAGGCAACAATGTGGACAACGGCAGATTACAATTTAACCATATCAAATGTCGCTCAAAATTTAACCTATACTGATGAGGGAATTGAAGGGCAAAATAATTTGTATACTCCTACAATCGCTACTGGGACAATAACTATAAATCAAAGCGGACAATATCGTGTAAGGGCATGGGCAGTACTTGATACTTCTGGTAGCCATGATGTCGAATTTGTTATTGCGTTAAATGGCATTGAAACAGAAGGTTATTGGAGAATTGAATTAAATCACATACAAACTGCTAATTGCGAAACAATTGTCAATATACCCGATACTGGAGTTATCTCATTTTCTGCACGCAGTAATGATGGAGGCACCCATACAATGACAATCAAAAAGAGTAACATCACCATAGAAAAAATGTTCTAATGTATACAAGCATAATCAAACTTTTAAAAGCCAACGAATACTATGGCGTATCGTTTAATATAGAGAGGGCAAAAGGGCACCATGAAATCCCATCTGGATTCAAGGATTTTGTTAAACAATTTAAACGCATAATCAATGGCAAACGATATAAACTTTAAGGTAGACGCTGATACCAGTAAAGCCACGAAAGGGGCGGAACAATTAGCCCAAGCATTAGGCAAGGCAGGTAAACAAGCAGAAAATACAAATCAATCCCTTAAAGAAAGTGGAAACGCAGGGGGTAGATTTAGCAAGGTACTCGGTGGATTAAAATTCGGTGCTGGACTGGCAGTCGGCAAGGGATTACTAGATAAGGTTATGGGTTCTCTAATTGAGAACGAAAAGGTAGCCAATTTATTTAATGATGCCTTATCTGTAATTACTGGTACTGCAACGGGCTTAGTAGAGATTTTAGAACCAGGCTTTAAAGCAATCGGTGATGCCATCAAAAACCCCAAAAAAGCATGGGATGACTTAGTTTCTGCGTTTGAACGAGGGGCAAAATGGATTAAAGAGAACCTCATTGACGGAGTAATTGGCTTGTTTTCCGAACAGATAAATAATCTGGAGATTGGGATTTTAAAACTGCGTAAAGGCTGGAACGAATGGACTGGAGATACAGAGGAAGCAGTAGTAATGCAGGAACGCATTAATGAGTTGCAAAAGGAAAACATCGAGATACAAAAAGAGCAATCAAAACGCTTTACAAATATCAAAGAGGTAGCAACTGGGGCAGTTTCAACTCTTACCTCATGGGGGAAAACGATCGCTAAAAACATAAAAAGCACAGTCGAAGGGAATCAAGCCCTACGCGATTCTACCAATGCGTACATTACTCAAAATGCAGTAATCGAGGAAAATATCAAATCCCTTGAACGCCAACAAGCACAGAACGAGGCGAACGCCAATAATGAAACGCTTACGTTTGAGGAACGCAGGAAATCAATCGAGGCAAACATCGAATTAAAAAAGCAACAGATTGAACAAGAGAAGCAGTTAATCCAGAACCAGATTAATTTACTTGCACTCGAAAACCAAGCAAAAGGAGTATCAGCAGAACGGAGTGCACAGATTGGAGCGTTGAATGTCCAGATGAAAGGGTTGGATGCGACTATCAGCGAAACTCAGATTACTGTTGATGAAACCTTGCGTACTATTGCAGAGCAGGAAAAAGAAACGACCAAAGCAGTTACTGATGCGTTACTAGAAAAAAACCGAGCAGAAGCCGAAGCCTTTGCACAGACTACTGGGTTAGAACACGAGAAACTCAAGATGCAACTTGATGTTATCGAGGCACAGAAAAAAGCCTTTATGCAGTCCTACGATGAGCGATTGTCTAAGGAAAAGGAGGGAACATCCAAGTACAACGAGATATTGGCTGAGCGTATCGCTAAAGAAGGCGAGTTTAATGCACAGCGTATTCAAGGCGAAGCCGAATATACTACGGCAGTCAAGGAATACAAGAAAACTCAGCAACAGATGGAATTGGATGCCATGAATGTCAAAGCACAAGCCATATCACAAGGGCTTACATTGGCGAGGACATTAATCAAGGAGGACTCCAAGATGCAGAGTGCGATTAACATCGCTGAGGCTATTATGCAAACCTATGTAGGGGCGAACGTAGCATTGGCAAGTAGCCCACCGCCATTGAATTACATTAACATGGCTGGGGTTATCGCTGGAGGATTGGCGAATGTTATCAAAATCCAACAAGAGGCTCGTAAATTGGCAAGTGAAACTGGAGGCTCAGCACCAAGTGGGGGTTCATTGACCGCTCCATCGATAGGACCTAATATCTCAGTTGCACGAAGCAATGTAGATAGTAATATGCAATTAGGCAATGCCATGAAACAAGCAGGTAAACCCCCTAGAGCGTATGTCGTTTCTGGAGATATTAACTCCGCTGAGTCACTAGATAGGAAGATTTATCAAAATGCAACACTAGGCGGTTAATCCGTTATATTTAAAATGTCTATGAAAAATACATCGTACCATAAATTTATGTCGTCTACTGCAAAAAATCCAGTAAAGATTGACTTGGCGACTATTGACCAAAATCTTAAACAATTAGATGCTGAAATCGAAAAGGCACTTTCAATTTTGGAAAAAGGAGATACACAAATCAGACAATTTTTAGCGTTAGCAAAAACAATTAAAATTGATTCTGGAGCGGTAAACGAATTGACTAAACAAAGAGATACTTTAAAATCTTTGGGAGTCCCCCCAAACGCCAACATTGATTTTACTATTGAAAATGCCGAGATTGTTGGCATAATAGTTAAACAAGTTGAAAAATCTCTTGGTTCGTATATAAGTTCAGTACAAGGCTATCTTTAATGCGTATCGTAGAACTCATATTAGATGAGGACCAATTAGCACATGGTATTGATGCAATTTCTATTGTATCGGCACCAGCGATTGAGTCCAATTTTATTGCCTTAAAAAAGCACAATGTCAAGTTTGCAACTCTGGATGCAGACAAGCGTATTTTGATGGGACCAGCATTGATTCCAGACAAGCCGATTTATCGCAACCAAGATGGCGAGGAGTTCTATTGTTACTTCAGCCAAAATACAGTCCGCAGGGCATCGGAACTCTATTTGACTAGAGGGAATCAAAATAATGCTACGCTAGAGCATGAGTTCAACATTCATGGATTAAGCCTTGTAGAAACTTGGATTAAAGAGGACATGGTCAATGACAAGAGTGCCCTTTATGGATTGAACGATCCTATTGGAACTTGGATGGTTACGATGAAAGTAGCCAATGACCAAATCTGGAATGAATATGTTAAAACTGGGCTTGTAAAAGGCTTTTCAATAGAGGGATTTTTTGCAGAAAATTCTAGCGTCAAAGCCAGTAAACTAGCAGTCCATCCAGAACTCGACGAATACATCAAAAGTTTAGGCTACACAAAAATCTAACAACTCAAAATTAATCCGTTATATAGTTATGTCAAACGAAGCACAAAATATCTTAGACCGCGTATTAGGTGGATTAGGATATAAAAAATCAGTTGCCATTCAAATGTCTCAAAAAAAGACAGCAGATGGGGAAACCATATTCGATTCAGAAAATTTCGCTATCGGTGATTCAGTATTTATTGTAACTGCCGATGGTAACATTCCAGTTCCATCTGGAGATTACGAATTGGAAGATGGTTCAGTTGTAAGTGTAGACGAATCTGGTATTATCTCAGCCATTGGAACTAAAACTCCCGAGAGTGCTGAAATGGAAAGTTCTCCAGTTGTCGAGCAACCCGCACCAATGACACCAAAAACAATTATCGAATCTATGACTAAAGAAACACAATTTGCAGAAACCCCAGTAATGGACAATCCTGCAATAGAGGAAAAAATTGAAGAACAAACTATGGGTAAACCAGCCTTGTTAGTAAAATGCGAGGATATGGTTGGACCAGAAAATGCTCCACTAGCAGAAAAAATTGCTGAGGCTATTGTTAGCATTGTTGACAATGGAGATGCAGAGGAGTTAATCAGCGAATACAAAAAAGCAAAAAACAAAACTAAGATGAGTGCACATTCACCTGAAATCGCAGAAACATTGCGTGCCTTTGAATTGAAACTTAATGCGTTATCACAAGAAAATGAGGCTTTAAAAGAGGCTTTGTCTACTGAAGGGAATCGTACTTTTTTCAACCCAGAGCAAAATAGCAAAACTAAAATCAACTTTAAAATCGGTGCGCAACGTGAGGAAACAATCACAGACCGAGTATTTAGTCAATTATTCTCTTAAAAACCACAACCATGAAAAATAGAAAACTTCACCTCTCTGGTCCTACGCTGTCTACTAACACCTATGCTGGTGAATTTAGTGGAAAGTATATCGCCGCGGCACTTTTGTCGGGCGAAACTTTGGCGAAGGAATTGATTACAATTCACCCTAATGTTAAATTCAAGGAAGTTATCCGTAACTACGCATCAAGCGTAAGCATCGATAATGCAACTTGTGATTTTACCGATTCAAGTTCAGTAACATTGACAGAATATGTTATGACCATGACTGAAAAACAAGTAAACTTAACTTTGTGTAAGAAGAACTTGTTTAACACATGGGAAACAATGCAAATGGGATTCTCTGCGTTTGAGAATTTACCCGCTACTTTTGAGGAATTTGTATTGGCACAAACCTCAGCCCAAGTTGCTCAACAAAACGAATTGGGTATTTGGAAATCGAACCTTTGGTATGATTCAGCAATTGTCGCTGGTCAAGATGGAATGATCGGTTATCTTGTAGATAACTCCGCTATCGTTCGCTCATTCTCTGGTGCTACAAGCAGTTCTAACGTAGTTGCTCGTTTTCAAGAGGCATTGGACAATTCACCTAGTGCATTGTATGGTAAAGAGGGCTACCAATTCTATGTTGGACCTTTGACCATGAAAGCGTATCAAGGTGCGTTATCTGCTGGTAACTATAACTTCCAGTTCTATGTTGGAGAAAAGCCAATGAACTTCCAAGGTATTCCAGTTGTTATGTGTCCTGGTCTTAACGATTCAGATTGCGTATTGGGTTTGAAATCTGATTTGCACTTTGGTACTGGCTTGGTTTCTGATTACAACGAAGTAAAATTGATTGATATGGCTGACATTGACGGAAGTCAGAATGTTCGTATTATCATGCGTTTTACTGGCGGTATTCTTGCAACTAACCCAACTCAGCAAGTTGTAATTAACGTAACCTAATCGGTTATTGAGAAAAAATATAGGGCTGGGTAATCCAGCCCTTTTTTAAAATGTCAAAATAAAAAATATAAAACTATGCCATGTAATTCAATCGATGCCCGTCTTGAACCCTGCAAAGAGTATGTAGGCGGTATACAAGGGATTTTCTTAATTCCGTTTGTTTGGAGTGACGTTATCGAACTACAAACAGTTGGTCAAGTAGGGACAGTAAAATCTATTAAAACTTCTGGGGCTACCTTAGTTACTGGTTATTTCTGGGAATTAAAAGGCTCGTCATCTTTTGACGTTGCAATGACTTCTAGCAGGGATAATGGAACTACTATGTACGACCAGAATTTGACTGTTGTTTTTAAACCTAAATCTTTGACTACGCCCATCTATGATTTTAACGATTACAACACATTGGCTAAAGGCAGATGGCGTATCGTTGTTTGGGACAGAAACGATAACTTCTGGTTGGTAGGCGAGGAATATGGTGCAGATGCGACAACTGGAGTTGAAAACTTTGGTACTGCATTAGGCGACCCTCGTAACTATTCAGTTACTTTTGTTGCTAGTGAATCAAACCCCCCAAGACCATTGGACTCTACAACTTATGCTGGTTTGAGTACAATCTTTACCGCAGATGCAACACCTGTGTAATTGATATTTGATTTAGATTTAGGAAGCCTCCGTAATTGGGGGCTTTTTTTTTCTAACAAAATCCGTATCTTTCGTTATATTGTATATGTACATCAAGCCGACTGATACAACAATTTTTATTTACCCATTGATTCCCTTTCCAGCAGGGAACATAACATTGGTGGTTGTACATAAATTGACTAAGATTCAAGTATCCCTTACTCAAGCGTATTCCAGCACAAACTCTGGAGTTCAATTAACTTTGCCAAATATGACGGCTATCAGCGA